CAAAGACCATATCCTGTAGGAAAACCCACCTAATGTGCGCATTCTCATCACCGTCATCATACCAATCATTAATGAACTCTAACATCCAGAAGAAAACTGGCGGTAGCAATGATCCATCATATTTCTCAAAATCGAGATCTATGATATTTCCATGGGCCAAGAACTGCCGGGCCATCAAATCCCAATCGTCTGAATCAGGATTGATACCTACACAACACTCAGCAAAATTGTAATGGCTAACCACATGGGCAACAAACGCACCAAACATCATACGAACCGCAACCACAAAGTCAAGTTGGGCTGATGACATGATACGTGTTGAAGCAGTTTCAATTTTTGCCAATGGCCGACGTTCATCTTTTAAATGGTCCATATAAACATGACCAATCATAACATTATTCTTCGCCGCCTCAAAGCGCTGGGAGACAGCTAATTTCAATTTTTCATCAACAAACTTGGTTTCATTTTCACCAAGCCATCTAGTTTTACCAACTTTTCCATTGGCAATACCAGTCCAAAAATAACCAGAACCATGACTACGATTTAAACCTTTAATATAATGATCACCATTTATACCATGACACGCTTCATCAATGGTAAGTAAACGTTTAATCACTCTACAAGGTAAGGTCGTGATCTTAGTCATAACCTTGCTTAGGCAAGATTTGAGTAAAGTATTTTCAGTAACATCCTTAAAGGGGACGTTAACTTTCAAAAGAGCTAAATATTTCGGTCTTATTATTTCACCACCGCGCTGAAATGGCAGTAACCGAGCAATACCAGTAGTTATAGGATCAAGTTTACCATGGAGCACACTTGGAACTATATCTGTTCCACTTTCAAAAGCCTTATATTCCGTCATACCCAAAATATTGAAATCTTCTGGGAATGCATCGAAATGTTTTGACTCATGTGTAACTCTATTGCATGGAGTAACAAGGTGGTCTATATCAAAACTACACTGGCTCTTAATAGATGTTTGTGTTGCGAAGTGCTCAAAATCCTCTCGGAACAGATACGTACCATAACTGATATTAGTGGCCACACTACCAGCTATGTGCACAGCTAATATACGAGGTACATTGTTGAACTCAGCGATCAAAACGTTCAAACAATCTCCTCCCCTATTAGCCATACTGTAAGTAACATAACATGGAATCTGAGTTATCATCGACTCTCCCTCAAAAACAGTCTTATATGACAAGGTTTCGTTAACGGTCTCAATATCAGACACTGGAACAACATGCAACAGACGGTGACCCTGCCTAACATCACTACCACGAACAACTAAACCATCAATATAATCTGGTAAAAGTTGGTTGGAACGAAGCATACTCTTTGACAAGTCTCTTCCAGCAGCAACCTTTTCACAAGGAATCTCTATAATCATAAGATCACTATCATGATCTTCACAAACCATCTCATATCTGTTCTTTTGGACATATTCAACACTAACTTCAAATTTTTGAGTCGAAGAACCATATGATACAAATTCCATCTTACAGCCATTATATTTATCCTTCAGAGCTATCTTGATATGGCGTGGAACTAAAAATAATCGACCTTTCAAACACAAAGCATTAGTCATATGAATAATGCGTCCGTCCTTGAAGTGCCAATTGACATAATACATATTAGCCATCACACATGCGGCAAGAGCGTCAAGATTTGGTGTATGAGCACTATGTACTTGTCGATTGAGAGCTTTGTTTGGTGTATGAACATACGGGTGATCAACGTGTTGCATCTGCCCGGATAGGCGGTCATAAATAGAAGTATCTTCATATACCTCATTTAC